TTAGGATGAAACACAATATGACTAACTCCATTTATCTTCTCCTTTTTAAGGTCTGACTTATCAAACATAAAGTCGCCTTGTATAACACCTTTAATTCCTAAAGGCTTAAGATAATCGTATGCCATTTTTAATTTTTTAGATAGATCTCCACTTGTATCAGCATCTATATCTGCGTGTGATTTATAAATTTTTGGATTGGCATTAAAGATGCCTTTTTTTGCAACGAAGAATTGTCCGTCTGATGGATCTTCTCCTGCAAATACGGCGGGGGCACCGTCCCACTTTACGGTAATGTCTACTGCAGATTTTGCATTACCGGATAACATATCTCGCAACGACCTGAGTGCGATGATAGCTTGGCGCGCCCCCTTAACTCCACCGTCAATAATAAGATCCTCGATATGAATCATATGAGTATTCTTTCCTGCGGCTTCTGATAATTGATTTTTAAATGATTTCATTTTAAGTACTCGTCGTAGTCTTCTGGATCGATACCAGCAAATGACACTGCGCCACTTACTGCTCTTTTTTCACCTTCTTTTACACCAAATGTAACAATAGTTTTTCCTGTTGGTCCTTTAATATTTAAAGTAACTCTTCCTTTTGGGTCTTCTAATGTAATATTATCCATATCTAAATCTGGATGTTTAGCAATAATTTGGCTCTTTTTAGAAGTAGTAATTGCCATTAACATTTTTGTTTCTTTATCGTTAAACCCCATAATATTAAGAATGTTTGTTGAAAATTCATTAGTTTTTGAATATGGCTTTAACACATCGTATACAATAGCAGCAACTCTGGGATTGATTGGCTCTCTTGCATCCTTTCTTTCTTTTTCAATTTGCTTCTGATCTAATGCATCAATTTGCGCGTCTGTTAAACCACGCAAACTTTTAAGTCTGTTAGTGGCTTTTTCGTCACCCCTTAAATGTTGCTTATGATCTTGTTTAATTTTATTAAGATCGTTTGCTTTCTGGACTAATTGATTTAATTCGGAATCTCTTTTATAGACCGAATCAAACTCTTTAGCAGCTTTATCACCAGCTAAGTGATCGCACAACCCTCTTGCTGTAGTATTTGCTAAACCAACTGATTTTGATGAATAAAGTTTTAGCGAGTAACCGTCAAGGATTTCTTTACCTTCTTTCATAACGGCAACTCTAATGTCTGCTTTGAAATCGATTCCGTCTTGGAATGCTAGATTATCTAGATAACAACCAATAATAGTTGCTTGTTCTAAAACTGAAGTTGAGATCAGATAGTTTGCCATATCGGCACTACCTTTTCTAATAATTTTTATTGCGGAGCTATAATTCTTAGGACTTAAAGCTGATTTTAATTGTCGGTCCCAATCGGTTACTGTCTTATTAATACCACTACGATATTTTTCATAATCTTTACTAATATTTACTTCTGATCCTTGATACTCAAATATGAATTTACATACTAATGCTTCGTTATAATTGCCCTTAATCGCAGCAAGTGCACCAGTGCTTTCATTAATATTAAAACCGTTCATTATAATATCCTCTTTTACTTGAGATGGAATACTTATTACAGTAGGTTCAAATAGATCTATTTTTTTAAGCTTTTTCTTAAAAGATCCTCTTATAATTGACTTAAGAGATTTCCAAACCGCTTTAAGTTTTCTAACTAAAGGTTTTGCAATCTTTAATTCATTAATTATTCTGTCTTCTCCGACATGAATTTCTAGGTTTAAAGGAAGTAGTTGCATTGTATTATAATCCTGTTAAAATTAATTATAATACTATTTATACTATTTTTTAACTCGATAAGTAGGTTCGTACAGTTTATTTGGATGAACATTATCATCTTCGTCCGTATAAATTATACCAAGTATTTCTAACATCCCTATCATTTTTTCTCCGCCTTCTTTCAGTCCAATCTTATAAGAAGACCAGCCTACTCCAATGATAACCGTAGCAAATATTAAATATTCCATTATTTAACAAATATCCGTTCCATAACTGACTCGTACCCTTTAGCAACCATTCCGGCATGAAATTTCATAGCTTCACTCATATCGTCAAAAATATACGATGCTAGTAGGTTTCCTTGTTTATCGAGTGCAGTAACTTTCCAACTATCCATTATCCATTCCTCATGTATTTAGATGCAGGTTTTAATTCAATGAACTTCCTGCGTGATTTAGAAAATTGCTTCATAGGAGATTTAAACTCAGTATACTTTTTAGTGCCTGTAGATCTAAACCCTACGCAATGTCCGTGTTCATTTAAGATATAGGTATGATTCAGGACTTTATATCCTGCATCATCCCATGTTGTGATTTCTTTGAAAGCTTTATACTGTGTAGACATAAACATCCATCCTTTCAGCATGTCTTAGTGGAAGAGACTGATCGTATTTTCTAGGATGTTTTCCATCAGCAATTGCTGCTGCAGTCCTTGGACCTCTACCTTGACACTTAACTCTGTATCTAGTAGACTTAACCGGTTCGACATCTGTCCAACCACTCTGATATCTATAATTATTCATTTTGTCTTTCTGAGCAGCCATTTTATTTATAGCTTTAACAGTTGACCTAACAGTTTCGAGTTCTAACATATCGCCTGCACTTTTAGTATACGCAGTCATTACATAGCTATCACTTATATTTCTTTTTTTCATAATTTAATTCCTTATCAATTGTTTAATATAAAGTTATTATACAGCATTTTTCACTATTTGTACACCTTTTTTTACACAAATAGTATATAGATTCTATACGTATTTTATACGCCGTGAGTCATGTGCTCATAAGAATCTTTACATTCTTCTAGCTTGTCACCACACGCACATGTTTCTGATTCTTCGATTGAAGGAGCTCCGACGATAGATCTTACATGATCTTCTGAGAGCGTCACTCCAACTAGCTTTGCGATTACTTCTTCTAAGTTTGGTTCATACATAATTTTCTCCTTAAATTCCTGTCCATCTTACTGCGGCTTTGTTGTAACCTTCAAGGATGTTTCCTCTTGCAAAGTTAGTAGCTGGAGCGTTATATCCAGCAGCCATTAGCATATCACCAATCTTAAACTTCTCATTAGTTTTGTTATCGATGGCTTTAGGTGATTTTTTGACAATGAAACCGACTACGCTTGAAGCACCCCTTTCTTCTTGTCTCAGCAACTTAATATAGTTTCTTCCTTCTTCGAAGACATACTTATCATTTTTAGTGTGCTCATACTTGGCATGCAATTGGTCTTGCATGATGGTTAGAAGTTCTTGGGTTTTTTCAATTAGTTCGTTCATAGTTTAGTTCCTTTATCAATTTATAGTACCATTATACCACACTATAAAGGGTTTGTACACCTTTTTTTGAAAAAAAGTGTACTTTTTTTATATCTATTTGTTATATGTAATACGGTAACTATAACTACTATATTACATCGTCTAAAGGAAATATCTGATATATTGCCTCAGCACAAGCCTTAGCAATCAACTGATGTTCTTTCTGAGTGCCGTTTTCTGCCCTTAATTGGATGTAATGTATCCATGATCTCAGTGTTCCATTTACGTACATACGAGACATCGTTAAACCCTCAGGTAGAATTGCTCTAGCCTGTTCTTTTGCGATGCCGGCATTGATAGCCCATTCATATGCGTGTTTACAACGCTCGATAATTACCTCTTGATAAGATTCCCATATGTGATGTATAGGATCATCAATACCAAGTTCTACTGAATTTTGACGATTCTTATCGTCTTGCATCCTAGCTTCTCTAGTAATAAAGCTTAGGTCTTTTGTAGGATCAGCATACCGCTGACTAAATTCTTGAAACGAAAAAGATCGATGTCTAAGAATTTGTCTGGCGATATCCCGAGTAGTATCGATTTCCATACAGACACTGGCCATCTCTAAAGGCGACCAGTGCTGATGCTTAATCAAATACTTGACTAATTTCTCCGCGGTCTCTTCATTATTTTGGTTATTTGGATTCGAAACTCTGGCACAATATGCAACCATTTGTAACAAATCATCTTTCAAATCAACGCCAATTGCTGGCTTACTATACGAAACAACACGAACATTGAACATTAATTAGTCCTCTTTTTTTACTAAAGTGTAAATACCCCAGGCTAATCCAGCCCAAGCTAAAAGTTTAGCGATACCGCCAAACAAAATTACTGAACCACATACCACAATAAGTGATACTCCATCCAAAGATGTTCTTTCAGCAAGTCTTCCTTTAATCCAATCTAACATAGCATTTCTCCTATACTTTAAATTCTGCAAACGTGTCTTTATTTTCATTATTCCCCCACGTCGCAATTGGTTTATCGGGGATGCTCATGTCAGACATTATGTCGTCCTGAGCAGATTCTTCTACATCATACAATTTCATCCTTGCACGATCAATTCCAACCACAAATCTTTTAAATTTAGTCGGATCATTATATCTATTCTTAAGTTGCTTAACCATTACTTGATTAAGTTCATCCAATTCTTCAGTCGCTATTAATGCAAACATCAAATCGGCTGTAGCTGGTAAGCCAAAGGATTCTGATGTATCTTCAAGACCCACATCAGTATTACTAAAACCAGAACGTGTAGTTTGAGTCGCTGTCATAATTGGCAGATTAAACTCAATAGCTAGACCACGTAATTCTTCAGCAATAGCTTTAATGTAAGTGTAACTATTTATACTACCACCCATTGCTTTCATACGAGAAGACGAGCATATATTTAAATAGTCTACATAGATAATATCAGGCGTAAACTTCTTCTTAAGCTTTAATTCATTCAATAAAGCTCTGAAATGACCAGAATGAGCAGCACCTGTTGGATATTCTTTAATCAATAATTTGCCAATAGTTCCAGTGGCAATCTTTTCGATCTTTTCAGAAAACACATTTTTAGGTAATGACTCAAGCTGTTGAATAGGTAGATCCATAAGATTAGCATCAATACGTTCAGCGATTCTTTCTTCTGCCATTTCCATAGTAATGTATAAAACATTTTTACCTTGTTGCAATACTGAGGCTGCATTATGACACATAAACAAAGATTTACCTACACCGGTACCGGCCAAACACACATTAAGTGTTTTGTTTGGAATACCACCCTTTGTAATCTTATTAAAATATTCAAGATCCCACGGAATGCGTTCTTCAGTTTTATTATAAAAGTCAAAACGTGCCGAAGAATCGTCAATATAATCATGACCGATTGCTTGATCGAACGATACGCCAAGCGCAGTCGAAAGAATTTCCGGTATCGCGCCTTCAGATTTTTCTGGATCCTTGCCATCAATAATACCGATAGAATCCATAATCGCAAGATATACTGCACGATCTTTGCACCACTTTTCAGTCTCATTGATCAAATAGTCAGTGTCAAGATCAGTCTTATTTGCAATCTCGTTAATTAAAATCGATGATTGATTTAAGACATCTTCTGGAGCAGCTACCTTTTGTAACTCAATATCTAACACTCTACCTGTAGGTAATTTATTATGTGTTGCTACAAAGCTTACAATAAGATCGAATACTACTTTGTGCGAACCTTCAAAATATTCTTTTTGAAGATATGGTATTACGCGGCGGCAGTATTCTTCGTTATTGAGTAGATGACTCAGTACGTGTGTTGGTATTTCGTTCTTCAAGTTTTGTCGTTCCTTGTTCAATAATATGTGTTAATAAATCTCCGAGGTAGTTATTAAAATCCTCGTCTTCTTTCAATGTGTCGTGATCGTAATCGCCAGGATCACTTATGTTATATGTAAATGATAATGTTGCGATATCAAGTTCCGGAGATTCCTTAATCGATACAGTGCCGTAAATAAATCTTACATTCGGAAATGGCGAATTATCGTTTAAATGTATCGCATAGAAATCAGAATCCGGATGTTCTACTGTAATATAATGACTATCCATTTTCTTGCTCAATGTCTAATTCGACGTCTAGTAGTGGTTTATGA